ATATCCTTATTATATCTACCAACTTCTTTTTCTAAAATAGAATGAGGATACATTCGATTGTTACGATTCTTTATATCAGATTGCATAAACACGCCCCTGATATTATAATTTTTAGAACCATCAGCAGATGCTTCCGTAACATATTCCACACCTTCAACGTGTTCGGATATTAGTTTCATTTTTCTTCCTCAGTCTCCTCAGGATTTCCTGTAATTCCCGTATCAATAGGTTCATGTGTAACTTTGGCACTCATATCTGCAAATGCAGTACTAGCTAATCGCACTTTAGCATCATCTAAACTAGCTTGAATTTTTGCCGTCATTGCATCATTAAAATCACCAGAAGCTTTGGCTAAATCGCCTTGTGTTAATGCGTCTACCATGCCCTTTATACTTCCTTTGCTCATAATTTTTCCCTTTTATCTATTTATGTAAAATTAGATCCTGAATCATTTTCATCTTCATCTTCAAAATCTGCGGGGTCTTGACCAAACTGTCCAACTGGTTCACCAAACCCACCTTCAGGTCCACCTAAATCTGTTCCAGCATCTGTCGCAATAGTACCATCTGCTTTTTCAGATTTTATTTGTTTGTCTATTCGTGCTACATCTTCATCAGTTTGTTTCAGAACATTCTTCCTAACCCATTCAACTGAAAAATAGGTACCAATATATTCTGTAATAACATTAAGTTGATCAACACGTTCCTTTAACAACTCAGCGTCCTTTAATTCATAAAAATGGTTATCATCATTAAAATCATAAATGATAAACTCTCTGACTTTATCCCAATCTTCTGGCGTAATAATGCCTTTCAGAATCAATTGTGTTTTTAATACATCTTGGAATAAACCACAGAACCTCTTTCGTGTTTTTTGAATGAATTTACTAAACTTAATTTCATCTCTAGTAATTTCAGCAGACCGGCCCATATTAAAGCCTGTATCTGAAATTAATCGTGATGACGGAATGTTTAATGAGCGATATAACTTCTCTCTAAAGTAATTGATATCTTCTATTTCACCTAAATTTTGACCACCGCCAAGTGTTGTAATTTCTGTACCTCTACCACCTTCTCTACGTGGCAACCAGAAATCCTCCAACATCGACATTTGATTACGGTCATCTTTAATCTCACCTGAAGAAGCATCATACACTACCTTATTACGATAGCGATTCATAATATCTTTAAGATAAGCTTCTGCCTTAGGCTTAGGGAGATTACCTACATCAATATAAAAGATTCTACGTTCTGGAGCTCGACTGATTCTGTAAATAACCAGAGAGTCTTCCATCATACGGAGTTGGTTTGTAGGTTTAATTGCCTTATGTAGATGGCCATAAACCTGTTTTGTTGTGGGGTTAAATATACCAGAAGTACAATATGTAATAGCGTCCGGAGAAATCTGAATTCCCTGTGAGTTAATACCTCCTTTAAGATTTCCAGGTATACCTTGAAAAGCAGGATAAACTCCAGCTTCATTATAGATATAGAATTCTTGAACTTTTTTAACTAAATCAACACCTTCTTTAGAAACTCCGTCCCTTCCTTTCCCTTTCTCTACTACACGAACCTTCTTGATAAATTTAGGATCAATATAACGAATTTCTGTAATACCTTTCCGTGGAGAGGTATCTTCAATCATTTTATGATAGAAAACTCTTCCGTCGATATACCATCTTCGGAATATATTGTGTCCATTATTTTTCCAGTCCAACAAACGTAGAATTTCGTTAAACTCCTCTATAAGCTTTTTCTTAATTGCGGTTGATAATTTAGTATTATCTAAATTCAACTTAACAGAAACATCTGTTTCGTCCGCAGTTATAGCTTCATTGACTATATCATCAATTGCTTGATCACATTCGGGAGCTTCAGCAGTTACACGATATTTTTTAATTAAATCCCAATCGTTCTTTGCTGCCTTATCTATGTTTATGTATTGGCTGAAAAAACCAGCACCGCCAGAAATATCTAGGGTGCCTTCTTCGTCGGAAGGGGCGACAAAGGACTTAGCCTTCGTCGCCTCTTTCTTCCGTTTTATTTCGTATCCAAAAAAATCTGCCATAATAATATTTATACAACTTCAGCTAGTGATTTTTTATTTTACTGTGTAATAACTTATTAGCTGCTACCAATACCTGTACCGCCCGGTCCTGTAGTCATATAATTAAATCGGAACGTTGCTCCGTATTCCTCCACAGTATCATTTGAATCGAAAGCGAGCTCAATAGCATCAACTGTAGTGGGCCACAAATTGTAAAGCTTTGCGGTCCATACTACTGAACCTTCACGATTCATTTGCCTTACATCTGCTGTGCCATAATAACCAGCACCCATAGCAGTAGTAGAAGATCCAACGTCAGCAATAGCATGACTCCAACGTTCTAAACCAGAACGAACAGACCAACCTCCATCATTGAGTATGGTTACTGTCCAAGCATCATATGTGCGATCACCAGCAAGAAAAATCTGACGACCACGATATGGTACAGTTACTTCACCAATCGTCATCGCAGGCATTTGAGCCGCTTTACACAAGAATGAAAATGGTTCTGGAGATACACCTAGACCAGAAACAGACACTTCAAACTGATTAGGACGAGCACCACCACCAGCGAGTCTATTTACAAACGCATTTAAATTAGCCATTTGTCATATCCTCCTAAACTCGACCAACAACTTCATCGAAATCAACACCTGTTCGGGTTGCGATGAATGTTAGTGTTACAAAGTTGATTGAACGTGCAGGTTTAATATAAATGTCAGCCCGGAATTCATTGTTATCAATTACCTGTGGGGTATTGTTTGTTGAATCACAAACAGTTAGAAAATCAAAAATACCACGGCGTGCCTGTATATCTCTTAGATAGGGGTCTACCATAGCTCTGAAATTATCCCGTGTAAACTGATCATTGAACTCAAAGAGTACTGTACGAGCAGCAATCTTACAAGCTTCTTCTACCGTTAAGAATAACCTACGAACGTTAATGCGACTAAAAGCACTATTTTTAGATAGTCCAGTTTTATCGCCGAACAGGAGAGTACCTTCACCGGGGAACGTAACAACAGGGTTGATACGAGCACGATAAAGTCTATCACGTTCTGTTTGAGTTGGATTGAAAGCAAGAGCAATCGAACCGCGGATTTGACCACGTGTTAGTCCTGCAGGTGACCACCATGGATCTTCAACCGCATCAGTGTGAGCACACAGTCCGGCAATATGGCCGCAAAGAGGCACCCAACGATAAACGTCATTATACTTATCAAACTGCTTCGTATAACCACTATCGAATACCGTATAGGATGAACTTGACAGAGCATCAAAGAATCCTTTGACGTTCTGTGATTGTGTATAAGATTTAGCGATATTAACAACATCACTCCGATCAGGAGAGATGAAACCAACACAGTCCTTACGTTTCTCAACGAGGTCTGTAATGTAAACGCCTTGTGTTATTGCACCGGTATTACCTACTGAAGCAGGACCAGCAATTACTAAATTAACATCTTCTGTATCAGCATCTTCAAACGCCTTATAAGCGATTTGGCGATTTCCTTCAGTAGGACTAGTTGTATCACCAGCACCACTTACACCTTCAGTTCGCTCAAAATCATTTGTTGCATCATCAAATGTTACACCTGTAGCAGGTTGACCCCAGTTTGTAGCGCCGGCGGGGTGATCCAGCCAGTAAATATATTCAGACTGATCAGCTAAAACATTCAGATAATAATTTTTTGAACCATCGTCTGTTAGTGCATCAGAAGCTTTTGATACCGATTCCCATTTCTCTAATATTTCTCCAGGTACACCAGAAATCTTACCATCTTTATCACTAATGATAATGTGCATTTCATCTTTTGAACCAGAACGATCAGATACATATGTTGATGTTTCAGGTTTGGTAGAGAACTGATCAGCATATTCCCATCTCCGATCAATGTCTGTATCATCAGCTATAGCGCCAGATAATCCTGTAGCACCGCTAGCTGGATATCGTTTAATTGTTACATCATGTGTAGCATTCTTACTAACTACCTGATAATGTTGTCCATTAGTTTCCTGCAAATAGATAATATCATTATCATTTAATTTTGTTCCATCATCTACTCTAATTACAGTATCGCCTGCATCAGCGTTTGCATCATTAATCTTTACAACTGCAGCTTCTTCAAAACCTTCTGCGTCGTTGCAAAATGCCACTCTTAGGCTATTACCCCAAGAGCCAGCTGTTCTTGCTGCCCACATACCGTTTACGAGAGGTGCTGACCCATTAGCGTAAGGACCGTTTACTGTACCATCACCGTCCATATAATGGGTTTTATTTTTGATAAGAAGGCCAGGACCCTTTTCAGTAGCATTCAAGGCGCCTGTAACCAAAATTCTTACCACCTTTAATGTATTACTATAAAGTAAGAAGGAAGCTGCCGTAAACCAATATTCAAAGTTTGTGGTGTTTGGCTTACCAAATATATCTACTAATTCACTTTCAGTAGAAACTGTGATAACTTGCTCAATCGGGCCTTTAACAGCCGGAATAGCAACAGCACCAATACTAGTTGGCTCACTTCTTACGGAAGTTGTAGCATCCTTTTCTTTTACAGCAACACCAGGTGAAACTAGATCGACCATTTTTCCATTTCTCCTTGGTTGAGTTTAAATAATATAATTGTTTTCAATTCTTTCATAGTTATTTATTATTTTCATGTTTTCCAAAACAGTAATTTATACACACTTGTGTATAAATATACATAAATAGTTTAAACTAGGTTTACACAAGTGTACACAAAACAGAGAAGAATAGATTTAATTCAAACCTTTGAAGGTTTAGAATGTGAAATATGTGGCCATCCTGAGGTGCAGAATTTGGTATGGTATCCTCACCACAAAAAGATAAGACATAACCTCCTTCGTTTTGGTAAAAGGTCTGAAGAATTTGAAGATGCTAAAAAACTAATAGAACAATCTATACCTGTCTGCTTACACTGCCGAGAAGATAGATATTATGCCCTACTTATTGGTGAAGATAAAGACCCTAGATGGCCTATGATTATAATTATAGATTAATGTGTTTCTACATCAAATACATTTGGCATACCAGTAGGTCTCCAATAATCACCATCTTCATCAACAAACGCAGCGTCTAAATCTAAAATTCCATCATCAATAAATCCAAACGGAGCCATATCAGCTTCTATATTTTCCTTTTGACTTTCAAATAACCTCTTACGGATATCCTCATCTGTCATTTCTTTAAAGTATTGTTGATCTGTTAACCAAGCAAAGAATACTAGACACATCACCAAATCATCTGATGCACCTTCTTCAGCCTCAAAAGATTGTCCTTTTTGTATGAAATTAGACAACTCTACTATAACATCAAAATCATGTATCTCTAACTTATCACCTTCTATCAACTGTTTAAGATTAGAACAACCTATACGTTTGAGTGATTTAGTTGTTCTTATACCTAAATCGGTTGCAGAATCTCCAAAGCCACCACCAACAACTTGACCTAAACGTCCTCTCAATTGAGTCATTATAATATTTTCATAGGCCATATCATAATGTAAAGCGTCTGCAACTTGACCACCTATATCATTTATCTCCACCAATAGATGTGCATTATTATAATTACGAGCAACCTTATGTATAATCTCAGGAAATATAAGAGGTTTAATTTCATTACTACGATATTTAGCAACTAATTTGTATGGTAGAGTTGTAATATCAAGTACCACAAATGCGGAATAATCTTTTGATCCGCCCCTTGCAACATCTACAGACACACAATAATCGTGTTCCTTTTCGGGCCTCTCAAATATATCTAACCCTGCATTTTTCTCTATAGGTTCCCAATAAGGTATTTCTTGTAATTTAATAACCGATATGAGAGTATCAATTGAACCCAAGAATGAACACTCAAACTCCTGTTGAAACTGTCGTTCCGATGTATTTGCTATCGTAGATTCTTTCCACTTTTCATCTCGGCCTGGTACTTCTGACCAGTGTACCTCTATAGGTATGAACTCACTTTTTTCATTTACAGCATCCATCCACATTCTATAGTACATATTCATCCCATGTGGTGTAGACACAATCATCACTTTAGATGATTTACCTGATGTGATTGTAGGATATACAGAAGCAAAAAACTGTTCTGCTATATGTGATGGGATAAAAGCAAACTCATCAAGGAAGATGATGTTGAATGTCATACCACGAATAGCAGATGCCGACGTTGACGCCGCTATAATTCTAGAACCATTCTCCAGTTCAAGTGAACCTTTGTTCCAGTTCAGAACTCCCATCTGCATCCATGATGGTAGATTCTCATATGCAAGTTGGAATCTAGCCAACAAATCCCTAGCTGTTGAAGCTTTATTAGCTAGAATAGCTACATTTGTTGATTCATTAAAGATAGCAAAGTGTATCAAATAACCAATGATAGTAGTAGACTTACCAGACTGTCTAGGTAGTTTACATATCGTAAAACGATTATTATGGAACGTACCTATAATTTCTTTTTGAAATGGATATAATTTAAATGGAATAAGACCTTCGTCCAAACTGATAATCTTTACATATTCTTCTATGAAATAGATTGGATCTTTAGAACACCTAATAAACTCAGCTAATTCCTTTTCTCCATATTCGGATTGAGTTAATGCTGATTTAAGATTAGGATTTCCTTTATAAATTTCAACCATCAGATTTATCTTTTAGGAGAGCTTGAAGTTCTTTAGTTGAACCAACAAATAAGGCATTAGTAACACTTTTCGGACCTGTATCTGGAACCTCTTTTAATCTTTGCATCTTCTCTTGTAAGTCTGCTAGTCTTTCTGTCACTTCCGATACAGTCTTAATCAATTGACCTGCAACTTCATAGGTCCTAGGGTGCTCTTGTTCTTTTGCTAAGTCTAAGATACCTGTAATAGCATCCTGACCACGTTCAATAAGGTTATAAAAATTTTCTCTACTATATCTATAGTCTACGTCAGTATCCACTTCCCGCTCAGTGGCAGTCATTACAGCCGTCGCTGGCCGTGCAGCCAGGGGCTTAGGATCTAATACCTCTCTTTTTATGTTTTTTGCTACTCCAAGAGCGTCACTAATCGCATCATCTACATTATTCATAATCAAGTCCATTCACTTATAGTTTCATTAAATCCAAAATCATCCGCATCTGGTGACGATGGCGGCCTAGTTGCTTCAACGACAATTCGGTGGTGTCGTGAAGGTGTTTCTGCTGGCAAATCTGGATATATATCCACTTGCGCTTTTGTAATCTGTTCTTGTGTACTAACTGGACCATAAACATACGTTTTAGCACTAAAACTCAAAGTATAAATTATAGCCCTACGTTCTGTAAAATCACCAGCATAAGTATCTTCATAATTAATATCATTTAAAATTATTGGAACATCTCTAACGATAGACATTTCAGGAATTTCTTTGATAGTTACAGTATATTCTGGCTGAAAGTATGGTAGTATCTGTTCAACAATTTGAATACCATCATCACTATTCTTAGCCATAACAAACAATTCAAAGTTTACATTATAAGGAACAGGAGTATACTGAGTAGTCATAGACTTTAGTTTTTTAACAGTATCTTCTTTAACCCTTTTATGTTTAATAATTCTATTTAATTTTCTCGCAGGATCATATGTAAATCCTTGAATCTCAAATCCTATACGAGGAAGAGTAATAGCTATAGATTGTGTCCCAGCTGGGTCTTGTTCTAATCTAGTGATAAATTTTTGTTTCGGGCCATACGCTAAAGGCACTTTCAAAGATTGTGTCTTTGTTCCTGATTTACTTTTTCTAAATATACTTATGTTGTTAAATAATGAACCAAAAGCTATAATAGTTTTTCTAAACGATTCATTATAAAAATGTTCTCCGAGCATTACATACCCTCCGTAGGTTCACCAAAAGGATTCTTCTCACTAAAATCAATTATTCCGTCTATAGATTCGGTCCCTATAGCTTCATCTTCAAAGAAATCATTATCCGCTTGTGGTATTTGTTCTTCAATGTTAAAGTTCTCTAATATTATATAGTATTCATCACCTTCATCATCTTCATAAAGGATAGAATCAACACCAACCTCATCTTCACAGATTATATTATCACTATCTGTTTCATCTATTATCAATCCGGTAGTAGTAAAATCTGTTCCTGCTTCCAAGCGAATTGCCTCATTATATGTAAAGGGACTTTCACCAATAAGATTCCAATTTCTAGGATCAAGGGTATGTTTTTCTTCAATATTATCAATTTCAGGAATTCCAGTATTAATTTCTTGACTTGAATATTCATAAGTTCTACAATATAATTTATATACAGGAAGATTATCTATCTGATAAAATGGATCATCATGGTCTACAAAACTTATTATAAATAATTTTTTTACTGTTGGATGCCATATTAAATCTCCTTCATTAGGTCGACCAGTTCCCAACATATCAGATAGATACTCTGTATCTGTTAATGCTGTTGATGATCCTGTGCCTGAAGCTGCAATTAAAATATCTTCCCAACGCCTACGAGATACTACAAAGGTTGTTTCATCTCTAACTTCTAAACCGAACCTTGTAATAATTTCCTTTTCACCCTGATATCCTTCTGGAGTTTCCATCCACATTTCCATAGGATAAGCATTTTCATATTTACTGAGAGTATCCTCTCCTAGGAGATCATCTTCGTTTACGAGGGTTCTAGGGAGATAGTAGCAGTCGTGCCCAAAAATCCCCAAAGCTTCTATGACTAAATCTTCGTAAAGCAGCTGTTCGTTAGTCGTCCCTTTAGTGAAGTAAAGATTAGTTGGCACGATTAATTATCCGATGTCGAAGTGGAGTGGCTCTTCCCACGTTGTTTTCGATTCTTCTTCTAACTTTATAATTGTGTCCTTAGCATCATTATATATTGTTTCACCATTCATAGTAACTCCACCCAACATAGTTACACCTTGAAACTTGATAAGATTCTCTCCCCACTGTTTCTTTATAAGAGCTGTTGAATATCTTTTTAACCACAAATTGTCATATACATCAGTCCAGGTTGTAGGATCTAATTTTCGATAACATTCTATAATAATATGCTCTCCTATCTGAACATCATCACCCCAATCCATATTAATATAAAGCCTATTCTTATGAGTATTAAACTGTAAAGGCTTTTCTCCTATTAAAATCATATCTAAATAATCTAAATGCCACATGGTCATTTGATAATGAATAACTGATTCAGATGAAAAATCATACAGGTCATTCAATCTTAACTGATAACGAACATCAAACATATTAAGATTGCCTCTATCACTAAACGGCAGAACTCTCAATACACTTTGAACCGCATCAGGCATTACTAAAAATCCTTTCCCTGTTTTCCAATCTGTTGTTATTCCACTATCTTTTATATCTGTGGCCGTTTCAGATTCATCAGTGCCAGACCTAGTAACATCAGCTTCTGTAATTAAGTGTTTAAGATAACAACGCTCCATACCACTATACTGAAAAGTATAAAAGAATTGGAGCGCTTCATCAACTCTATCATCAACTTGATCATCATCAACGTTGATTTCTAAAACAGGCGCTCCTAATTTTCGTAAGCACCAATCCTTTAATGTAGATTTAGAATTTGGTATAGCCATTAATATGTTCCGCCATCTATTACATTAGTCCAATCTGGAGTCCCAGAGTTTGAATATAAAAAGTAACCATCCGTTCCAGCTGCTGTTGCCTGTATATCCGTACCACTGTTACCATAAAGAATGCCATTAGCTGTTAATGAAGTGACTCCAGTACCACCCTCTGTCATCGGCAAAGTACCTGTTACCTTTGTAGTTAAGTCTATACTACCTGCAAGTTGAGCATTTGATACACCTAAACTCTTAATGGTAACATCACCAGCAGCTACACTGAAATCAGCAGTATTAAATTTAGCAATACCTTTATTGGTTAAACTAGCATCTTCGCCGGATACTGTTAATGTTCCAGCAGCATCATCATAAATGTGATTGATACCTTCGCCTGACCGGAAGAGATTGTTACCAACTTCATCATCAACACGCTCATCAGTATAAAATAGGTTTGTACCTTCAGCAAAATCATCAGAGTTTAGAGTTAATGTACCACCCAATGCAAGATTATAACCTTGAAGTGTAACTGAATTATTATCTAACTGTGTATTGGAAACGCCGCCTGATTTAATACTAACAGCACCTGTAGTAACATCGAAATCAGTATTAGCAAATGATGCTATACCTTTATTACTATCTGTAGCATCTTCAGCTGCAATTGTAAATGTGTTAGCAGAATCATTGTATGTTGTAGTGATACCCTCACCGTCTTGTACTAAAGAATCAATGCGGTCATCAACACGCTCATCAGTATAAAATAGGTTTGTACCTTCAGCAAAATCATCTGTATCTAGGGTTAATGTACTGCCCAAGGACAATGAATTGCTGTTTATTGTTACTGAACTATTAGTTAGTTTAGCATTTGCAATTGATCCTGCAAGCATCGAATTGGTTACACCCAAAGCCTTAACTTGCAATGTATCAGCTGAAACTTCGATAGATGAATTGTCTACTGCAACATCTAATGTGTTGCCTGATTTGGTTAATGCCTCTCCAGCAATTACTTGACCTGCACCTGAGAACTGTGATACTGGTAAATCTGTCGTGCCGATTGTCGGCACACCATTATGTGTAAATGTATATCCATTGTCTTTACCTATAGTACCTTCTTCAACAAATACGAATGTGCCGCCATCTAATTCTTGTGATGGATCACCATCTGCATCTGTAGTTCTGGTCAATACCCAATTTGCAGCACCACTACCAAGTGTTGTTACTTCATAGATACCATTCTCTGTCTGTGTAGACTGGTCTTTAACCAACACTCTATCATTAAGAGATGCAGCAACACCATCTACTGTAAATGCGGCCTGAGTACCATTGTTAGTTAATGTGGCACCAACACCCAATGTACCGTTAGCATATGTGCCAGACAAGTCAGCCGTTGTGGCCATTCTAACCGAATCTTTAATATCAAGACCACTCTTTACGGCATCAACATATTGTTTGGTAACAGCATCTGTTGTTTGAGTTGGATCTGCAAGATTAATAATTCTTGCACTATTAACATCAACTGATCCAGTTCCATCAGGATCTAGAAGTATATCTCCATCAGTATTAGTAGAACTAATTGTATTACCATCTAACGTTAGATTATCAACATCTAAAGAAGTAACACCATTCAGATCGGTAATTGTATCACCCAAATTAATAGTATCACTACCCAACACTATAGTAGAGTTGCTTAGTTTAGCATTATCAATAGAACCAGCAAGTTGTGCATTAGATACTCCAAGAGCCTTAATACCAACAGCGCCAGTAGTTACTGTAAAATCCGTACTGGCAAATGAAGCTACACCCTTATTAGAGTCTGTAGCGTCCTCTGCATCAATCGTAAATGTACCAGCACTATCGTTATAAGTTGTGGTGATACCTTCACCATCAACAACTAGGTTACTTACTCGATCATCAACTCGTTCATCTGTATACCATATGTTGGCTGAACCTTCAGGTACTTCATCTGTACTAACTTGGTTTGTACCTGTACCCCAATCTATAAGTGTATCATCAATAGCATCAGCCTGTATGTTTACTGCACCGGCCGTAACATCAAAATGTGTTGATTGAAAAGATGCAACACCCTTATTGGTTGTACTAGCATCTTCACCTTCTACTGTTACAATATTGCCTGTAGCAGAAGTATTCATACCTTCACCACCAACAATAGATAGTGTTTCAGAGTCTAGGTCAATAGCTATTGTACCACTGTCTGTAGTAAGGTCTAAATCTTCAGCTGTAATCTGTGTGTCTACATATGTTTTAATACTTTCAGCTGTAGCGAGAGTTGTACTTGTTGCTGTTGCAAAGGTGTCGTCATCTAAAACAGCAGTACCACCAACGTCTGTATTAAGAATAGCACTTTCAACTATAACTGTACCAGAGCCATCTGGTGTGATATTAATATGTCCATTGGTGTCTGTTGATATAATAGTATTACCATTAAGGTTGAGGTTATCAACATCAAGGTCACCAGTAATATCTACAGCACCATCTATCGTTGAATCACCATTAATTTCCACATCAGCATTAACATCTAATGTGGCACCATCAACTGTTACATCACCAGCAACAGTTAAGTTATCATTGATAGTTGTTTCTGATGTTGCATTTCCAATAGATACTGCACCTCCAGAAGTTTCTGTAGCAATCTTTAATGCACCTTCTGAATTAGTAATATATGAATTTGTACCGTCGTGGTATAATTCTAAATCGTCGCCAGTGCCCAACTTAATGTTAGCACCATCTGGCATATCTATATGAGTTGTTGGACTAATAACACCAGTAACATCTAAAGTACCAGCAATTGTAGCATTAACATCAACATCTAAATCATCAATATGAGCTGTGCCATCTACATAGAGGTCTTTCCATTCTTGAGATGCTGAACCTAAATCATAAGCACCATCCGTATTTGGTATAATATTGGAATTAACATCAGCCCCAAACACCACATTATCTGTCGCGGCATCACCTAGTGTTAATGTACCACCATTAAGAGTTGAAAGTCCTTCGACCGTAAGATTACCTGTTACATCTAAATTGCCAGTAATGTCAGTGTTGCCGGAAATGGTAGCATTTCCAGTAATGTCAGTATTACCAGTAATGTCAGTATTACCAGTAACGTTTAAATTATCATTAATAGTAGTTTCTGATACCGAATGGCCAATGGATATTGGACCTCCAGAAGTTTCTGTTCCAACTTTTAATGTACCTTCCGAATTAGTAATATAGGAATCTGTACCATTATGATACAACTGTAAGTCATCGCTTGTGCCCAACTTAATGTTAGCACCATCTGGCATATCTATATGAGTCGTTGTTGTAACTATACCTGTAACATCTAAAGTACCTGTAACAGCTGCATTTCCTGCTACCGATAAATCAGAATCTAATGTGGTATCACCTGTTACGTCTAATGTACCAGCGGTATCTGTATTACCAGATGAAGCAGCAATAGTAAACTTGGTGGTATTGATATCAAAATCACCATCTATACCTGTAGCACCAGTAACATCCAATGTACCAGCAATGTCAGTATCACCCGAACTTGCAGCAACATTAAATTTATCTGTATTGATATCAAAATCACCATCTATACCTGTAGCACCAGTAACATCCAATGTATCGCTCAGTGTAGTGGAATCAGTTACCTCTAATGTGCCAGCAATTGTAGCATTAATATCAACATCTAATGTATCTATATGAGCTGTACCGTCCAAATACAAATCTCTCCATTCTTGTGTAACGGTACCTAAATCATAAGAACCGTCTGTATTAGGAATGATATTAGAATTAACGTCTGCACCAAATACCACATTATCTGTAGCGGCATCACCTAGTGTTAATGTACCACCATTGAGAGTTGATAGTCCCTCAACTGTAAGATTGCCGGTTACGGTTGCATTACCTGATACTGTAAGATTATCATTAATGGTTGTTTCTGATAACGTATGGCCGATTGAAACAGGAACACCAGATGTTTCTGTCGCAATTTTTAATGAGCCTGTTTTATTTGTAATATAGGAATCTGTAGCATCATGGTAAAAAGATAAATCATTACTTGTGCCTATATAAATTTCTGTAGAATCTGGTAGATGTATAAACGAACTTGCACCTGCTATCTCCACAGGAGCATTAACATTCAATTGGTCATTTAGTGTTGAAACACCAGTAACCCCTAATGTGGAACTTAGCGTTGTTGCACCAGTGATTCCTAATGTACCTGCTATGACAGCGTTCTCATCTATATCCAACGTATCAATATGAGCTGTGCCATCAATATAGACATTTCTCCATTCTTTTGTAGCGGTACCTAGGTCAAATGTGTTGTCCGTATTAGGTATAAAATTAGAATTAATATCTGCACCAAACACCACGTTATCTGTATCGGCATCACCAAATGTTAATGTGCCACCATTAAGAGTTGAAAGTCCTTCAACCGTAAGAGTACCTGAAACTTCTACATTAGAATCTATATCTATATCTTTAAGGAATTGTATTTTCTCACCAGAATTTGTGGTATGAAATACAGCATAATTTGTAGTACCTTCAGAAATAGTAAGAGCCGTAGCACTATTATCTTTAATATTAATATCTGTGGCTTGTGTTGAAACATCAATGTTTGATGAATTAAAATCTAAATCTGAATTTAATGTTGTTGTGCCATCTACAATAAGGTCACCAGAATCTATATCAATACCTTGGTTGAAATGCCATCTATTATCAGCATTTTGCCAAAGTATAGTTTTGTCTGTAGTACCTTTAAGAGTAATACCGCCACCGTCTGCTATACCATCAGTAGGAGTATCTACTGCTGATAGTTCTAAATTCTTATCATCTACTGTAATGGTTGCAACATTAAGAGTTGTTTGTGTACCATTAACAATCAAATCTCCTGTAACTGTTAGATTGTCATTGACGGTTGTTTCTGATGTTGCATGTCCAATTGAAATTACTCCGCCACTATTGGATGTACCCAACTGTAAAGCATTAGCGT